TAAAGGATATTGGATTTGATTTGGAAGAAATGTTTGGACTAAATGACGAGATTGATGATATAGAACATAATAGCCTTCAAGAAAAATTTATTATTCCGCCATTTAGTGTATTTGATGCTCGGCAGGGGTATTGGCAGGATAGAAAAAGAGCTTGGCTGGCTCTAGGAATACAAAGTGAATTGGGTCGGGGGGGGCAGTTGATTAATTATTTAGAAAGGGCGGTAAACCATTATGGTTAAACAAAAAGCAAGCAGAAAAGAAGCTGATAAAAGAAGCAATCTTAACAACGCTCCTTTAAAACCTGATTGGGCAACGGGTACAGGTACAACAAATATGGCGGCTGGAACGTCTATATTTGACCCCGTATTATGCGAGATTGTATATAGATGGTTTATGCCTAAAGAGGGCAAGATACTTGACCCGTTCGCAGGTGGTTCTGTACGTGGTATTGTAGCGGGCTATTTAGGATATGATTATACAGGAGTAGAGCTTAGAGATGAGCAAGTTAATGCTAATAGAGAACAGGCGGGAATATGTAAGGATAAAAAGCCGTTATGGATAACAGGCGATAGCCAAAATATAAACACCATAGCAAAAGGAGAATACGATTTAATTTTTTCATGTCCACCTTATTATGATTTAGAGGTATATAGTGACATGAATGGAGAGATGAGCGCATTGCTAACATATGAGGAGTTTATAAGGGCATATAGAGATATTGTTGCAAAATGTACAAGTATGCTCAAAGATAATAGATTCGCTTGTTTCGTAGTTGGAGATATACGAGATAAAAAGGGATTTTATCGTAATTTTATTAGTGATACAATATCAGCTTTTAAAGATGCAGGTATGATTTTATATAATGAGGGTATATTAGTTACAGCAGTGGGGAGTTTACCGATAAGAATAACAAGACAATTTCAATCTGGTCGCAAGTTAGGAAAGACGCACCAGAATGTTCTAATATTCTACAAAGGAGACCCTAAGAAAATAAAAGAATTTGGCAATGTAGAGGCTGGGGAAATATTACAAAAAGCAGAGAAAATAGCATGAGTGAAAGCAATCCTAAAAATCCTAAAACAAAGGCATTGGTCAAACCACTTATATTTAATGAGTTTGCAATGTGGATGGCTTTACCTGAACCAATGAGAGAGATAAAGACACAGGGAGAATTTGCAAAGAAGTTCGGAGTGCATCAGGACACGCTTAGCGACTGGAAGAAAAAGCCAGAATTTTGGAAAATAGTAGAGCAAGAGTGGAATCATTTTGGACGAACAAAAACAGCCAATGTTATAGCTAAATTCTACAAGACAACCATGACAGAGGGCAAGACATCAGACATCAAGCTATGGCTACAATACTTCTTAGATTGGAGTGAGAAGATAGACAGCAGAGTACAGCATGAGGGCGGTATAGAGATAATACATATATATAGAAATAGTAAAGATGACCCCACAAGTAAGCCTACAAGTAACCCACAAGTAGAGAGTAAAGATGACAAGACAGATTGAGGTAGAACACGCAGAGCATTGTTATAGATTCCTATTAGAGACAAAGAAGCGCGTCAATCTTTTATATGGCGGGGCAGGGAGTTCTAAGAGTTGGTCGATAGCACAATTCCTTTTATTAGAGAAGATGTACAAAGAGCAAGACATACGCATGCTCATAACAATGAAAACCAGACCTGCATTGAAGAAAGCGGCTTGGTTATTAATGAATGATCTTATCAAGAAATATGATCTGCCCGGATGTGTACCAAATAAATCAGATTTAACATTGACAGTAGGCAATAATCAGATGTTCTTCGTTCCACTTGATGACCCTGAAAAGCTAAAATCATTCGAGAAGATAAATTATATATGGGGAGAGGAGTTTACAGAGAATACATGGGATGATTTTTTACAGCTAGGATTAAGATGTAGGGGTGAGAACAAGAACGGAAAGAATCAGTTATATTTTAGTTTCAATCCTGTTGATGAATTAAGTTTCCTGAAAGCTATTACAGACAATCCTCCTGATAACACAGCAGTACAGCACAGCACATACAAGGATAATCCTTTCCTTGACGCTGATAACAGAGAATACATTGAGAGCCTGAAAACACAGGATTTAACCTATTGGAAGATATACGGACAGGGAACATGGGCATCACCGGAGAATATTATATATAAGAATTGGGATATAGTAGATGAGTTTCCTGAATGTGATAAGGTTGGTTATGGATTGGATTTTGGATTTAATAATGCGACAGCGCTTGTAAAGATTGGAGAGAGAGATCAAGAGATATATATTGACGAGACACTATACGAAAGCGGATTGACAAATACAGATTTAATAACAAGAATGAATGACTTAATTAAGAATAAAAATGACGAAATAATAGCTGATTGCGCAGAGCCACAGCGCATAGAAGAGATAGATAATGCGGGTTATAATGTTTTTCCTTGCATTAAGGGCAAAGGAAGTGTTAAGATAGGTATAGACAGAGTAAAAAGAAAGAAGCTCCATATTACAAAGAGGAGTGTTAATATCATAAAAGAGATTAAGGGTTATAAATGGAAAGAGGACAGGCATGGGCATGTATTGGATGAGCCAGTACCGTTTAGAGATCACAGCATGGACGCTATAAGATATTACTTAGGGCATGGCGAAGATAATGAACCCTCAATACGTTTGATTTAGGATAATGGATAGAGAATATATTAAATACTTAGAGCAAGAAATAATAGAATTTAACAAAGAGCTTATATCTATTCTTGAATTGCCAAATGCTGATAAACTTCGAGAACGCATAAATAAAGACAAGAAGGATATTAAAACAATGCTCAACCTATATGCTAAGATAACTAAGACAAATGAGGCTATCAGGCAGGTTAAAGCTGATATTAGAGATTGTATAGCAGAAGCAAAGCTACAATTAAAGCGTGATGTTAAGAATAAAGAGAAACAAGTTAAGTGTATCGTTTGTCATAAAGAAAAGCCAGAGAGCGAGATGGATAATGTAAATATATGCGATTCTTGCAGAACTATGGGGAGTGAGAGATATTAGATGATTTGTAAAAAATGCAATACTATGCTAGAATTCAAGATTGAGAATGGGCAGGGTAAATTTATATGTCCCAAGTGTGGGCATAAACAAGATGTGGAACATTGCGAGGTTGAATTATGAATATAAAAGATAGATTTAAAACGGCAGTAGGTATAATGAATGGCAAGATTGACCCAGTAAGTGTAATAAAGAGTGAGGTTAACCCAGTAGTAGCAAGTTCAATAGGTGTAGGCGATAATAGTAGGGGTAAGCTACAATCAGGCGATTATCAGGCAATGATTGAGAATTACAGGAGCTGGCAATATGCGGCGGCAGGAGTAATAGCAAGAAGTGTAGCAAGAGTACCATTGAGATTATATAAGAAGAAAGCAGTAAAAGGATCACCGAAGTTAAGTAAGCAAATCAAAGAGCTAGTTAAAGACAAAACATATGAGGGCAATCTAGTCAAGTTATGGGTGCAAAAGGGGTATGAGGTAGAAGAAGTAAACGAACATCCATATTTGGAACTAATTAAGGCGGTTAATCCTATGATGAATGGCTTTGAATTGTGGGAATTGACAAGTCTATATCTTGATATTATAGGTAATTGTTATTGGTATTTAAGACCAAATGGCGCAGGATTGCCCGGAGAGATATGGGTATTGCAAGGACAATATGTCAAGGTCATCCCAGATGCAACGAGCCTAGTAGCTGGTTATATATACCAACCGAAACAAACTATGATTAAACTGGCTTATGAGGAAGTTATACAATATAAGTATCCGAATCTTAGTGACTTGTATTATGGCTTTTCGCCTCTTCAAGGTGGGGCATATAGTATTGATTCAGACAAGTACCAAAAAGAGTTTGAAATTAATCTGTTTAAAAATGGAGCAATGCCGGGAACAGTATTGGAGACAGACAAAAAGCTTGGAGATGATGCATATAAAAGGTTGATGTCTTTCTGGAAGAAGTTCAAGAAAGGCGGTGCTGGAAACACGGCAGTATTAGATAGCGGATTAAAAGCTAATAAGATAGGATTAAGCCCACAAGAATTAAGCCACATAGACGGCAGGAAAGAGACAGCCAAAGAGATACTATGTATTTATGGTGTGTCATTGGTACAGCTAGGGTTTGGAGAGCTGACTAACAGGGCTACAAGCGATACACTTGACTATGTGTTTAATAAATCAACAATCCAGCCGAAGTTAATCCGGATACAGGAAAAGCAGAATGAAAGGATCATGCCAAAATATGACGATAACTTATTTGTGCAATTTGACAATCCTATTCCAAAGGACAAAGACTTTGAGATTAAAGAGAGAGAGACTAATTTAAAGATGTATGTTACATCAATCAATGAGGAACGACAGAAGATAGGATTAGACACGGTAGATTGGGGCGATAAGCCATGGATGCCGTTCAACTTACAACAGGCTGGTAGTAGTGCATCAGAACCGACAGAAGATGGCAAGTCAGTTAAAAATCGAGATGATACATATTTCAAGATGTGGATGTCAAAGGAAGAGAATGTAGAGAAGCATTTTATTAGAAAATTAAAGGTGTATTTTAACGAAGAACGAAAAGAGGTATTGAGTAATTTAGACCATGAAATGAAGGATGCGGTAGAGAATATCTTATTTGACATGGACGAAGAGGGTATTAAACTAACCAAACTAAGCAGACCTGAACTGACAATGGCATTAAGAGAGGGTGCAGTATTAGCAGTTGCAGAAGCTGGCTTGACGGTCAGTCCCGATTTAATCGTTACGCAAAACTCAAAATGGATAGAACACAGGCTAAATATATACGTTAATGGAGTAAATGAAGAGACAGCTAAAAAGCTGGCTAAGACATTAAAAGAGGGCATAGATGCAGGAGAGAGCATAACTAAGCTAAGTGATAGGGTTAATGAGTATTATGACAGCAATGAGAAGTATAGGAGCTTGAGGATAGCTAGGACTGAGACGGCTGAGAGCATGGAAGAAGGCATAATGAAAGCGTATAAAGAGGGAGGTATTACTAAGGTTAGATGGCTTGTCGAACCCGGAGCTTGTAATGATTGCGCAGCATTAGATGGTGAGATTGTGGGTATAGGCGATAGTTTTGGTGATAATGCTTTTAATAACGTAACGCAGCATCCGCCTTTACACCCAAATTGTGTTTGCTCCATAATTGCGGAGATGGATTAATGAAAGATATGCGAATAGGAAGTTTTGGCATAACGCAGGCAATAATAGAACAGTATCCAAATTCAGCTAGAGAGGTAATGGGCATGGTAATTGTTATTGAAGCTGATAATCAACTTTCCCAATCTGGTGTGGTTAAATACACAGCAATATCTTCTAAATTTGATAAGCTAAAAAGTGGAGAGGCAATTCCAAAGTATGAAATTACAATTAATACGACTTGGTTTGTCCGTTCTATATTAAAGAGAATAGGAATTACAAATATTGGAAATAGGATAACTTTTAAGAGGAGAAAATGAGTAATATAGATATAGAAGTAACAATACCAAATAGAAACATAGAGATAATAAAAGAGACACACAATATAGATGTTGAATTACCAAATAGAAACATAGAAGTTATATTGGAGAGTTGATATGGATAGAGAAATAGATTTTTATGGTATAACTAATGGGAGTGGGTATTCAATTACTTATTCCTATCCCGATGGACATACGGATATAATATTTTACGATTGGAATGGTAAGGAATTAAATGCCAGTAGATAAAGACGAGTTTGGATATATTACATATAGATGCTATCAGTGCAAAGAGAGATATTGTGTGGTTAGGATTAAGTCAAGAGAAGTTAAGCCAACAGATTGCCCATATTTATTAGTAAAATGTAAGTGGCAGAAGAAAGGACATGAGGAGTTATATGCTTGAAACAGAATTACTAGAAGAAATATTACTTAAATTGGTAGATATTAAACATCTTTGTTGTATTATATTTTTTGCGTTGATAGTGGGGTTTATAATAAGGAAAAGAAGATGAGCAGAAATGCAATAGTAACAGTAAATGTCGGACAGCTATGGCGAGGATTAGGCAATATCACAGCCAACACAATGATTAAATATGCTCATAGAATAGGTGCGGACTTTATAAACATAAATAATCTAGTAGTACATCCAATTACACAGTTTGATATTAGATATGAGAAGTTTCAAATCTATGACTTGTTAGGAATGTATGACAGGATCATGCTGGTTGATTATGATGCGGTTATAACAAAGAACTGTCCTGATATGTTTAGATTAGTGCCGGAGAATAAGATAGGTATTAAGATTAGTAAAAGCAGTATAGATAAATTTAAGGATAGAATTGAAAAGCAATTAGGAAAGATTGAGTGGGGTGTCCATTATTATAATAGTGGGTTAATTATAGTATCTAGCCAACAGCGAGAGTTATTTAATTATCGCAGTGCTAAAGTGCTGACATCTGGCTTTTTAGCAGAGCAGAATACTATTACCTACCGCATATATGCTCATAGGACACCCATTCATTTTCTTACATCTCAAGAGCATTACATCCCAAGAGTAGACAAAGAGATAGAGAATCCTTTTATTATACACTGGGCTGGTGGTGGTAGAGGTGGACAGGAAGCAATACAAAAAAAGGTAGATTGTATAATAGGGGATATTAATGGTAAGTATAAGGATTTGTTATGAAAGATATTTCGTTAAATAAATATTATATTATTAGAACTCATTACTTCAATAGTGATATTGAAAAACATTGGGAATTTAATGGCTATTTACTAGAATCTGAACATACGAATTTAAGTCCAATACTAGATTATCTAACAACAGGACAACCACAACGTGATTTAGAGCTTTTTATAAAGAAGATGCCATCAATGCAGAGCTATGAGATAGAAAAACGTTTTATATTAAATGAGGTTGGGGTTAATATAGGTTTTACTGCACATGGGGTTGAAGTAAAAAAGATTAAAAAATTCTTAAAGGAATACAATGAGTAGAAACGCAGTAGTAACTATGAGTGTATCTCGCAAGTGGGATTGTCTTGGACAGACTACCACAGATACAATGGCTAATTATGCACGCAAGATTAAAGCTGATTTTGTGAATGTAAATAGCGTAGTTATACCCGGATTAGGTTGTAGAGAATATGTGAAATTTCAGAGTATGAACTAGCATTTAAACTTGATGAAAAGAAAAAAGAAAAAAAAGCAGAAAAGAAGAAAAAAAGAAAATGGATTAAGGAGATAACATGAGTGATATAACCATAATACAAGTAACACAGAACGACAAAGGATATAAGCTGAACTTTACAGTCAAGGATGCTGATGGTGAGGTTGTTAATTTAACAGGCAAGGCAATATCATTTCAGGTAGCTGAGAAAGTCACTCTCACTGAAAAGTTTGTAGGTGTTTGTGCGATAGTGAGCGCGGTAGCTGGCACTTGCTCTTATACAGTAGCAACAACGAACTTTGACGCAGTAAATAACTATTTAGGGGCTTTACAGATGACAGATGGTGCTGATATACAAACAACAAGGCGTATAGAGATAGAAGTAATTGCGGAGCTGGCTACATGAGTATATTTTGGTTCTCAATAGGCGCAGGAATAGGAATGGTTGTATCGAGCATAGGACAATATTTTTTATTTCGTTGGATGTTTAAAAAGGGATGGTTATGACTGAATGGGAAAAGAAGTTATTAGACAATGTAAATGAAGTTATAAAGCATGGCTGGGGCAGATGTGAGATAGTTATTACAAATAATGGACTACGAAAACAATATAGTAAAACAATTACAGATGTGGATATAGAAAAACCCTTGCAATCATTTAAGAAAGGTGTATAATTAGATTATATGATTACAATATCAAACAGAAAATCGTTAATACTGGAGGGAATATATGAGATATTAGCCTAATAATTTAACCTAAATCTAAGAGGATAGGGATAGATGTTTCGAGTAAAATCGAAGTGTCTATCCCTTTTTCTATTGTATAAATAAGGAGGAAACAAAATGAGCAAAGAAGAGAAAAGAAATTATCCAATAAAGGATTATCTTGGAACAGTAGAAGATAAGCTCCCTGACGAGGGGACATTTGTTGTTGCTGTTAGTACCGAAACACCTGACAGGGATAATGAGGTATTAAGGGCAAGTGGGTTTGAACTTGGTAATTATAGAAAGAATCCGGTTGTATTATGGGCGCATGATTATAGTTCGCCTCCAATAGGTAAAGCTCTGTGGGTAAAGACAGTAGGTGACAAACTAAAAGCAAAGGTTAAATTTGCAAGCACACAATTCGCACAAGAGATAAAGCAATTATATGAAGAGGGATTTTTAAGTGCTTGGAGTGTAGGATTTATACCAAAGAAATGGATAGATGGAGAGACAGATAGCGAGATTAGTAGAGAATATACAAAGCAAGAGATGTTGGAGTTTAGTGCAGTGCCAGTACCGGCGAATCCTGACGCTTTACTTGAGGCAGTTAAAATGGTTAAGGATGTGAATTTGAAAAAGATGTTAAAGAAACAGATTATAGAACAGAAAAAGATAAAAGCAGAAGAGACACCAGCAGAGAAAGTAGATGAGCCTGTTATAGATAAAGACAAAGAGAAATCTATTGATGTAGTTGACAAGAAAAAAGACAAGCCAGAAGTTAAAGAAACGTATAAATGTAGTTGTATAGATTGCGGATGGGAAACAGAGACAGAGGGACATTGTAAAGATATTAAATGCGAGAAATGTGGCGGAACTATGCGCAGGGCAGATCGTCCCGGTCCCGGAGAGGAAGTAGAAGATGACAAAGGAGATAAAGAAGTAGATGAATCAAAAAACCTAGTCAAGATTAGCGATTCACTATTGGAATTTGAAGAGGGCAAGATAGATAGAAAAGAAATATTGGCGAGAATAGAGAAAGCAATGACTGATGTAATGGAAAAGGTTGGTGCGGTATTAAGTAAGAATAACAAAGCAAAGTTGGTTATAGCAAGAGAGAACATTCAAAGCATATTGGATGTAGCAGAGATAAACACAGCAGAAGATGACAAGGCAGTAAGTCTTGAGGATATTCTTGAGGCGATCAAGGCTATAAACGAAAAGAAAAAAGAAGTAAAAAAAGAAGAGGTTAAGCCTCCTAAAGAAGAGGTTAAAAACGAGAAAGAGGTTTCAGACAAGAAAGTCCAAGACATTAAGGCTATTATTCATGCACAAGCTGGAGAGTGTCTAGACAAATGGGTCGGAGAAATCAGAACAAGCATATTAGGCAAAGTATAAAAAGGAGATAATTATGGAAGAGAAAGAATTGAAAGAATTAGTTAGTACAGAGATTGCGACTGTAATAACTGATAAGATGAATCCGTTAATGGCGGATATTACAGCGAGATTGGGTAAGTTGGATGAGAACAAACTTAGTAAGCTGGGCAATGATAAGGATCTTGCTCACGTAGAAAGAACTGTTAAATTTTTCAGAGCAATCGTAAATGGAGATATGGCAGAGGCAAAGGATTTGAGTGAAGGTGGAACTGCTGCAAATCTTGTTCCAACGGAGTTTCAGGCAGAGGTCATCAGGGTTATTCCGACTTATGGAGTAGCAAGAAAGAGTTGCCGTAAAATCCCAATGATTGCAAAGTCTAAGACTATCCCATCTCTGACAGCAGGGGTTACTACCTACTGGACAGACGAGAAGGGTGTAAAACACCAAAGCACACCTAGTTTTGGATTAGTTACATTGACAGCAAAGAAACTTGCTGGTATATGCCCAACAACTGAAGAGCTTTTAGAGGATTCAGCTATTGATGTATATAACTTGCTTGTTGAGTTGTTTGCAGAGGCATTTGCTAAAGAAGAAGATACTCAGTTGTTTACGGGTACTGGTTCTCCAATAACAGGCATATTCGAGAAATCAGGAGTTAATTCTGTTGAATTGACTGGTGATAGCATAACAGAGATAACAGCAGACGATTTATTGGATATGACTAGCGCAGTGGATGACTTCTCGGAGAAAGGCGGTAAGTTCTATTTAAATAGAACAGTTTTAAACATAATCAGAAAGCTGAAAGATAAAAATGATCAGTATATTTTTCAGGCTCCTTCAGCAGGCGCGCCGGGAACAATATGGGGATATCCGTACGAAAAGATAGCTGTATTGCCGGGAGCTAAGGACGATGCAGTAAGTACTAAGTTTCTCGTATTTGGTGATTTGAAATACGTTTTACTTGGTGATAGAAGAGGTATGACTGTGGACATATTCAAGCAGGGTATGATTGGAACTACCAACTTGATTACGCAGGACATGCAGGCAATCAGAATAGTTGAAAGACTGGACATGCAGGTTGCAGTGCCGGGGGCATTTGCAT